ACCTGATAGAGTTGACCAAGATGTATTACCAGATCCATCACTGATAAGAACTTGGTTAGCAGTACCGTTACTTGGTGGGAGTACAAAGGTTGTGTTACCAGATAACAATGATGCTGCTGGAGCTTTTATTGTTGCCGAATATTGATTGTTATTATCAGTAGATAAGTTTAACTCTGCAACAGAATTACCAGCAGAAACAGTCAGTCCACCAACAGTTATAGCAGTTGTAGTTGTATTACCACGACCAGTTACTGAAGCAAGTGTATCAGTCTCAGTATAAGATCCAGCCTGATTTACCCAACTGGTATTTCCCGATCCATCTGTACGTAAAACTTGGTCTACACTACCGTGAGTTCCAGGTAACGTGAAGTTAATGTTACCACTGAAGTTAGCATGTGATGGTGCTTTTATACTTACCTTATGTGCATTACTAACCTCACAATAGAGGTCGATAGATGCCACGTTTCCAGTACCTGTTCTTACTGATAGAAGCCCATCAGCAAGAGTGATACCACCTGTAGTACCATTACCACCAATGGTAGCAGAGTTATTTGATGTTGATCCCCTAGCAATAACATTAGCAAGGGTGCTGGTCTCCGTGTAAGATGTTAAATAATTACTAAGATCTGGTGGGGTGAATGAAAAGACTCCATTTGCACTGTTATATGTTATGTTTCCGTTACCACTAGCAGCATTTGGTGCACCAACAGACAAAGCAGTCAGTGCTACATACCCACCTAAAGCATGATCTCCCCATGCAACTGCTGCATCCCAGTTAGTTATCTTAGTACTAGTAATATTATATGCAGCAGAAGCAACAAAGACTGGATCAGTCTCTGCAGATGTTGAAGTTAAATATCCCTGTGTACTATGATCACCCCAACCATGAGCCTCATTCCAATCAGTTGAAGTACCACCAGTAGCAGTAACAACACCACTAACTGTAATTCCTGTCGCCGTAGTAGCTAATTTCTCTGTTGCAGCATGGTATAACTTAACATCTCCATCAGGAACAAACTTAGCAAGAAGGTCACTGGTTCCATCCTTTAATATCTTAACATCATGTGCACTCTCAATTGATAATGGGTTACCAGCATTAGAATGTTTTATCTGACTCTTACTACCTGTATGAACAATAGTGAAATCAGATCCTGTACCAAGAACTATTGGATCAGTATCTAATAATACAATACCACCAACAGTAAGTGATTGATTAGTAGTACTTCCTCTATCAGCTACACTATCAAGTGTCTCTGAAGCAGAAACAGATCCGAAACTAAGACCACCCGAACCATCAGTGAGTATAGCTTGTCCAGCCAGACCGTCAGAGGCAGGGTAAGTTAAACCAGAAGCAACTAAAATATTTGATATAGTAGTTGTAGTATTACTTACAAGAACCTTCTCTACATTATTATAATAAAGCTTTACATACCCACTTGTACCTTCAACTGCTTCAATTAATGTAGCATTGCTTGCTTGATTCTTTAAAGCAATAGCATCACTATTAATTTCTAAACCACCAAGACCAACTATCCTACTACCATCAGCAGTCGTGTGAGAAATTGCTAGGTCATCATTAGCACCAAATATTGCTACTGCACCATCACCCCATTTCAATGTGTTATCAATCTTAGTCCATTGTAAATTACTAGTCTGGCCAGTGAATGTTGATGTACCACCACTTATAAATCCAGCATCAAGACTAAGTTGTACGTTAGTAGAAGCACCTCTGTTTGTAACTACTGCTAAGTCATCTGTACCTGTACTTGATATACCAACAGATTCCCAAGCAACACCATCCCACGCCCAAGTTCTCCCACCTGTAGTGTAGGTAAAACTACCATCAGTTAGTTGCCCTGCGGTTGAGGGAAAATTTATGGCCATGCTTAGATTACTCCTTCCAGTTTATTTATCCTATAGGGCTGCTACTCTTGTTTTGAAATCAGCGAAGTCACTAGATGCTGCAACGACATTCTTCAAATCACTTAGTTTAATATAATCTGACTGTGATAATGGTGGTGTTGCAGAGACCCACTGTGAAGAATCAGGATCTTGATAATAGATCTTGAGTGTACCATCAGTTGAATCCCACCATAAATCACCATCGATTGCTGTTGATGGAGCAGTATCATCGGTAGATACATTAGCACCACCACTACCACCACTACCAGAACCACTAGAGGTCTTCATGATGTAGCAGAGAGCATAATATTTTGGTCTAATGTCTATGTTGTTACCACTACCAGTAGATAAAGTGGTAACACCAGTAGTTTTATTGTCGCATCCAAGACTCAAGCTTGCATCTCCAAGAGAAATACTAGTGGTAGCAGTGTCACAAGTTACAGAAGAATTAGCACTACCAACAGTTCCTGATACAGAAACAGATGGACTAGCACTACCTGTAGTACCACTGTGAGTATGTCCACCAGCACTACCTGTGTTACCACCAACATTTCCATAGAAGCTGTGACTATGACCACCACCACTTCCGATACTTATACCAGTACCAGAACTCCAAGTTGAACTAGTAGAAGCTCCAGAAACAACAGTAGTATCAGCTCCATGACTATCAGTATCAACACCTGTACCTCCAGAAGGTATAGCAGCTGTATGTTGATGTCCAGGATCACTCACACTGTGACCATGACTTCCACCACTACCTGTGTTTCCACTAACACTACCACTCATAGAGTGAGAGTGAGAACCCTGACTAGATCCAGTACCAAAATTATGAGTATGTGAACTAGAAGATCCACTACCACTCCAACTATGAGAGTGACCGTTATCGCTACAGTCATGAGAGTGTCCATCATCTGTAACACTATGAGTATGCTGACCAGTTGCAGTATGTGAGTGTCCAGGATCATTTACCCCATGAGTATGAGAAGGTAACTGAGCCTCAGTAAGAGTTATTAAATCATTACCACCATTATCACCAACAGAATATGTTTCACCTGCATTACCAGTTCCTATGGAAGCACCAACAACAAACTTATCTCTTAGATCAGGAGTCTGTTCTCCATTCTGCACAGAACCATCACATAGTGACCAACCATCTGGTATGTTACTAATAGATCCAGACCAGAGTATAATCATACCCTTCTCAACACCGCTAGGTGGTATCACCTGATCTGCTGCTTCCCACTTCAATGTAGAACTATTGTACTGTAATATCTGACCAGCACCAGGTGATGCTGTTGAAACATCTGATAGATCATTAAGAGAACTACTACTCAAACCATTTAGATATCCAGCAGTAGAGTGATCACCCCATCCATGTGCTTCATTCCATTCAGTTGAGTTACCACCAGTAGCAGTAACAACACCACTAACTGTAATTCCAGCTGAAGTAGTCTCAAATTTCTTTACCTTATTCCAGAACAACTCAACTGAACCTGAGTCATTAAAGATTGCTCTGTTACCACCACTCTCAGTAATTCTTAATGGATGTCCAAGTGGACTACTAAGGATATTAGCAGATCCACTATGACCGATCTGTAGATCCTGTTGCGTACCCATCTTAAGGTAAATGCTATCATCTACAGTAATATCATTGGTACTAGAAAGACCTGCAACAGTGATAGAAGCTGTAGTAGTATTACCTCTTTGAGCAACATTATCAAGAGTGTCTGCAGCAGAAACAACAGCAGGAGTAAATTCAAATACACCAGTGTTAGCATTATATGATAACCCACCACCTCCATTTGCTGTTACGGTACTAACGGATAGATCTGTTAGGTTTATACCACCTCCACCACTAGCAGTAAGGTCAGACGCTGGTTCATATAGATTTGTATTTGCATTCCACTTCAGTATCTGACCTTGTGAAGGAGCAGCAGCAGATACATCAGCAAGATCTCTTGTCCTAAATCCTTGTCCACTAATGGTTATAGAACCAACGTCTAGAGTATTTGAAATCGTCACTCCAGTCGAAGTAGTTTCTAAACGCTTCGTTCCATTATGGTAGAGCTCAACTGTACCACCATTAACAAACTGTGCTAATAGATCTCCACTAGAACCACCACCATTAGTAATCTTTGTTATACCACCAGTAGAACCAATTAATAGATCAGAGTTAACAGTCCTCAATGATAGATCAACTGTGTTACCTACTATCTCATCTACTGTAGTATCATGATAGATCTGTAAGGTCTGAGAAGGACCGAACCTCAACTTATGATTTACACCTGAAAGATCCAATCCACCAGCAGTAATAACATTACTGGTAGTAGAACCATTGGTAGTAACATCATGTATGTCTGATGATGTTGGAGCTGAAGCAAGGTTGGTGAAACTAATGACACCCGACCCATTTGTGGTCATGACCTGTCCTGGATTCCCGTCAGCCGCAGGGTAGGTTAAACCACTAACCTTAAACGTACCATTATTACCATTATTAAATTCTACATTACCATTAGAATATATCCTAGAGTAAGTATTGATGCTAACGTATCCATTAGCAGTGGTGATGAACATATCACTTTCTTCACCCTTGATAGTTCCTTGTACACTAGTATCACTGTTTGCTCTGAATCTAATCTCTGAGTGAGATCCAGTATCAATAAGTGATAGAGCACCATTCAAAGTACCATCATTAGATACATCAATACCACCAACAACAAGAGTATTGGTAGTCTGATTACCTCTATCTGTTACAGTATCTAAGTCATCACTACCTGACGCAGCAGCCATAGTAGTTGGAACCCACAGTCCATCATTATCATTCCATGCTAATACCTTACCATCAGCAGCACTATCAACTGAAGTAGATACATTTGTTAAAGTTCCTAGTGTGGATGGTACAGAAGGCTTACCAGTTAAAGAGTTCCATGTACCATCAAACAATGATGGTGTATTAGATAGATCATTATATGATCCAGAGAATACATCAGCAGGTGTAAAGGTAAACGTACCATTATTATCATAAGATAAACTACCACCACCTGAAGCAGGTGATCCTGTAGATACAGAGAAGGCAGTCAATCCACCTACAATTCCACCACCACCTGATAGATCAGATCCAGGAGCCCATTTGTTCTGTGCTGAACTCCACTTAAGAACTTGACCATCTGAAGGTACAGAATTAGATACATCAAACAGATCAGAAAGATTCTCAGTTAAAATATTTGTTAGATATCCTTGGTTAGCATGATTGCCCCACTGATATGCAGCATTCCAGTTAGCAGTTTGAACATTAGTTATACTATATGCAGCAGAAGCAACAAAGACTGGATCAGTCTCCTCATATGATGTTAGGTAAACACTAAGATCTGGTGGTACATATGTGAATATACCATTAGAACCACTATATGTTAACCCACCATTACCTGAAGGATTTAGAGTGTATACAGAAAGTTGAGATAAATCTGCAGAACCACCAGGACTACTACCATCACCTTCACCATGATCAGCTACTGCTGCCCACTTAGTACCATCCCATTTAATTATATGTCCTACTGCAAGTGTTCCAGTATCTACATCACTAAGATCACCTATACTTGCTTGACTTACTTGCTGTCCTAGTTGAATCCAAGTTCCATCCTGATACATCTCAACTTGGTTTGAACTATTATTATAGACCAGAGTACCATTGAGTACATTTAGTGCATCTCTTTCACTTGTTGTCTTACTAGGTAACTTAAGTGAATTTAATATACTAAGAGAAGTTATAGTACCAGCAGCAGATACAATGTTATCAGTATTAATATAACCATCTACCCTAAGCTCACCACCACCAGGTTCCCATAATAACTTATTAGTTCCAGCAAAACCACCACCAGAATTATACTGTATCGATCCTGTTACACCACCAGCATTTGCTGCTCCACCTCCACCTCCACCAGAAACAGAAGTAGTAGCAATACTTGTTATCCTTCCTGTTGGACTTACAGTAATGATAGGTATACTATTAGCACTACCATAAGTTCCTGAAGTTGCTCCCGTTAATCCCGATAACTGATCTGCATTACCAGTGTATGCATTAGCATCTAATGTACCAGTTACATTAAGACCAGCAAATGTAGGAGTAGCACCAGCACTTAAGTCTTGTGCAACAGCAAAAGTTAACTCATTAGCACTTCTAGTAAGAGTAACACCAGTACCAGCAGTTAATTTAAACTCCTGTGCATTAGAATTACTATCAGTTAAACGAACAATCTTTGTATTTGCCTGTGTATCATTCTCTACAGTCAGATTGTATAAAGTATCTGCAGAGTCAACAGTTAATTTCTTATTAACATTATCAAGATTAACTGTAGTACTACCAGTACCTACTACTCTTAGGACATCATTACTAGCAATAGTAACATCTACAGTAGCATCTCCTATTGACCATCCAGCATACAATGAAGGTATGATACCCCAACTAGCTGTGTTACCATCTGATGTAAGGTATCTACCAGCATTACCTGCTTGAGCAGGTAACAATGCCGTGATTGCTTCTGAAGCTGTGGTAGCACCAGTACCACCATATGCTATACCTATAGTACCAGCATTCCATGTACCAGTTGTTAATACACCAACACTACTAAGACTAGAATTTAATACCGTGTTACCAAGACCAGTAGAATCTATTACACTAATTCCATTGATCTTATATTCTTTACCTATATCTAGATCCCAATTCTCTGAGGACTTCCAAGCATCCTCACTATTATCCCAAAGAATAGTATGTTCTGTGTTTCCCTTTAATTTTATACCACCACCATCAGCTATACTATCTGAAGGGGCGAGGACATCATTTAAAAATATGAACTTATCTGTTGTGGTAACAGTGGTAACATTAGAGTACGTTGTCGTTCCCTGTACTGTAAGATTACCAGATACTACAATAGAATTAAATGTTACAGAATCAGTTGTTCCTACTGGTTGTCCAATCTGAATTTGATTCTCGGAATTAATGGATACACCATTAGCTCCTGTATATGTTGTGTTTGTATCAGTTGAATTTACGGTGATCGTTCTACCGCTTTGAGTAATATTAGTAGAACCGCTACCAACAATAGATACATCTCCATCAGTATAGCCTGTACCATTAGCACCTATCTTCGTTACTGTATCAGTGTCTGTGAAGTTACCATCAATAGTAATCCTAGATCCATCTCTGGATAAAGCTATGTTTGAACCTGCAACAAGGACTACTTCAGAGTTTGATCCTCCTGATCCACCTGCAGTTAACTTAATTACTTTATCTGTTACTGGATTAACTCCATCAACAGTAGACACTACGTAAGTTGTGTTGCTATCTGTTGTGGAAATACTCAACCACTCTAGTCCTGTAGAACCTCTTCCTAAAACTTGGCCTGATAATCCTGGGTTACTATTAAGAATAATAGAACCATCAATTTCTAAATTTTTAGTACTAGGTATCTTAAGACCTTCTACTGCAAGGGTAGGACCACTACCACCTTGATTGATGAGTTCGTTTACTCTAATTCTGGACATTATTTACCGCCTTATCACAGCATCAAAGGTATTTATCAACCAGACAATCGTGCCTTTATATCTTTTCCCTTTTGAACCGCAGATTTGAATGTTTCATAGCATCCAAACACATTTGTATTGTATCCTGACGGTAGGTTTTCAAATGTAATATCTAATGGTGAAGCGAATGTTGCTGGTAAATCTCTAACCCACTGTCTAAAAGTATCCCACTCATCATTTTTAAGGCTTGTAATATATTCATGATGATCTGTTACTTCCAACAAATCATCTCTCATACTTCTAGCTTGTTTTCTTTCAGCAATAGTTCCCCAGTTATCCCATTCAGATAAGTAATCAGCATCATCTGCATCTTGTTGTGCTTGTACTTTTTCTGCTATCTCTGCTTCAATCTTATCACACTCAGTACGAGCCCATACATTATAATAATCTCTTAATTCATCAGACATCTCAGTGGATGCTTCTCTACCTTCAGGTTTAGTTGTCTTCCACTCAATACAATTAACATTATTAACAGAGTCATAACGTACAGCCCAAACATGTTCCCACTTATCTGTTGGTGCATTACTAACAAAATTCCTCTCACCATATATCCTATCTCCATACATGACTGTCCCATCAGTGGAAGATTCACCAACTAAAATAGAGAATTTCATTTCTTGCCTTCAATGATACCTTTATTATTTAGAGTTTCTGATAAAATAGCAGGTACAATTTCTTGTGCTTGTACCATAACCTTAGTCAGTTCCTGTGTCTGTTCATAACTAACATTCCTAAAGCTCTCTACCGCAGCACCAGCCTGTCTTGCTTGACTAGATGCTTCAATAACGAGCATAGGTAACATAGTAATAGAACAATCCCATTCATCAACTGGTTCACCTGTCTGTGGATGAGTACCTCTTAATTGTATCCACCACTTACAATCCCATTTTTTACAAGGACCACCGACAAGAGGGCAGTAATCACCAGATTCTAATTTCATATTAAGTTATGTCCTAGTGCATATTATAACATCAACGTACTGTACAGACAAGTCTATAGTACCAGCAGTAAAGGTAACAGCACCACTAATAGCATCTCCAGTAAATGTTGAGGTTATAGAACGATTATCAGATATATCTCCACTCACATCCATGTCTCCTCTAGCAACAGTAAGTCCAGGCATTTGACTTCCATTGATATTAAAACTACCACTAACACCAAGATTTCCTTTTCCTGAATCAACAGATCCACTATATCCTGGACTACCAGAGACATTACCAACACCATCTAAGTAATGTCCATGACCACTACCTCCACCAGAACCAGCAGTTGAAACCATCACTTGAGTGGATATAACATTTGCTCTACCATCATCAGTAGCATTTCCTCTCCTTTGATATCTTCCTTCAATATAATTATGTCCATGCCAAGGCATCTGAGAGTTACTAATAGCATGAGATCTAGCATACATGTTACCTGGATATGCTTTTAGGTTTCCAGCATTGAATGAGACGTTACCCATACTAACGTAAGGAGTACCGTTAATAGTAAGACCAGAAGCAGTAATCTGACCACCAGAACCCCAAGTAGCAGTAGGGTTACCAGTTAAATTAAGATTAGATAAATTAATATTTCCAGACCCAAAGTTTGATGATACATTACCACTAACACTAAGTCCTGAAGAATCAACACTACCTCCTGTAGATCTAGCATTTGAAAAACAAGTAGTAAAAGCACTAGAACCACCGCCACCGCCACCAGATCCACTTACAACTCTAAGTGCTTTATTATTATGTGATGTTGATTTTGTCCATCCAAGAGGTGCTGAAGCCTGTGCAAACAACATAGAAGTACCAGCTGGAATGTCTACCCTACCTGCAGGAAGAGTTACAGTTGTATCAGTTCCACCATTTCTTTGGAAGGTAAATTGACCACCACTAAAGAAAACTTGATCAACATATCTACCATCAATATTACAGTTTGGAGTTTGAGTACCATCACTCTTAACAGCTTTTACATTACCAGCACTTTTATCCCACTGTAGTGAAGTAATTGATGTATCAGCAGCAGTAGCAAGCTTATATCTACCATCCAAATCAACAGTAACATCTGGTTGTTGTGTACCATCACTACCTTCTACTGCAGATGAAAGAGTAAGTACACCATCAGTAGTATTAAAAGTAGCAGAATTTATATAATCTTGATGTGTTACATACCTAGCATCAAGATCATAAGTATACTCATCTCCATTACTAACAGAAAGATATAGACTACCATCAGTAAATGTAAATGAATCTACCCTAGTATCACTAGCAGTAATTGGTGCATATAATCCATCAAGATAATCATATAAAGCTTCTGTTTCAATATCTACATTAACATTATCATTTCTACTTAACCTTAATATTGGTCTTGATATATGGAATCCTGGTGGATTGGTAGAAGCAGCTGGCCATGCACCACTAGTAACATAATTGTTATCACCTGCACTTGTTATGTAACGTCCGTCAAGATTGACTACTATAGATCCAGTTCCATCATTAGGAGTAAGAGTAAGGTTACCACTATTAGCACTAAAGTTTGCAGAAGTTATCTTAGCATCAGCAAGACCACCAGATGTAACGTACCTAGTATCAAGATATGCCTGTAGATTAGATACAGGAACATTAATATCCTGTAAAGAATCAGTTCTCTCTATAGTTAGTGCTCCAGTTATAGCATTATAATATGCGTTATCAACATAACTGTTACTATTATCAGAACTAATAGCAATGATATTACCAGACTGAACCATGCTAACTGATCCACTAGCTTGGAATGATATATCACCAGAAGCAAAAGCTCCTCCCGTAGTTCCTGGTCCAGTTATTTTTAACCGTGTGATAGTATCATTATCTGTGTCGGTAGCAGCTATAGTGATGTTACCATTAGTCTCTCTAGTAACCGTTGCATTAGCACCACCAATTATCTTTGCTTCTTTTACAGGATCACCAACAGCATCGCCACCAGGTATCAATCTAATAGAAGCACCACCAGAGGTAGTCTGTGTATCTAAATCATAGGTACTATCAGTATCACCTCCACCTCCTCCACCACCTAGTGTTGATAGATCAACTGTAATATCTGCTAGTGCTCCTGTCCTACCTATAACTAAATTTGTACCAGTAAGAGTAGCACTATCTACATAATCGTTATCATTATTATCAGTGAAACTAGAACCAAAATTTATAGTGTTACCAGAACGTGTGATTGTAATATCATTCTGTCCAACTAGAGTTATATCATCAGTTATACCATCATTATCAGTCAGTCTTATCTTAGCTGTATTTGCTGACCCACCAGCTTCACCAGTTAAATCATATGTCTTTGGAGTAAATCCACCAGTAGCAGGTAGATCTGACCAGAATATACTACTACCATCTGTCTTCAAAAATCTATTAGTATGAGCACCAACGGAAGGAGCAAGTCCTAAGAATGCTGCTGATGCTGTCGTGTTACCAGTACCACCCTTATCAATAGGTATAGTACCACCAGCCCAAGTGCCTGAAACATCACCACTAAAGTTTCCATTTACTGCACCAATGTTACCTGTTAATGTTAAAGCAGCAAAGGTAGGTGTAGATGTAGTTTCTATTTCCTGTGCTATAGAAAACTGTAGATCAGTAAGTGTTATACCTGTTCCAGCAGTATATGTTGTATCAGTAGATCCTATCTGAATTACTTGACCAGTCTGTGCTACTGTTGTAGCATCAACTCCTGTAAAAACTATATCACCAGATACTAAAGTACCGCCACTAGCTTGCAGTCTAGTAACGGTATTATCATTAACAAATGATGAGTCAATTATAATTTCATTAACACTACGAGTAAGAGTTACATTACTACCAGCTCTGAATGCTATCTGTTGCTGGCCAGCAACACCACTCTGTGTAAGATTAATAACCTTTTGATTTGCAGTAGGTCCATCACCAGCAGCAAGAGTTACAAGATCACCATCAGACCACACCAGTTCTGAATTGTTTCCAGCTTTCAAAACCTGACCAGCAGTTCCTGTAGATCCTCCATAAGCTTCTACAGGTCCACCAATTCTTAATGTTTTTCCAGCAGAAACTTGTAAACCCTCTGGGAATTCAACCGATCCAGTTCCTAACTGGTTAACAATTTGATCAACTCGTGCTCTAGACATACCGTGGCCATAGTACTATCTTATGTATTTAGACATTAAAAAACCCCCCGAAGGGGGTTATTTATTATTCACCGTCTCGATCATTAAGATCTTGTGCGTGTTTATCTTTATCTAAAACATCATCCAACTTATCCATATCCCCACCTACTCTATTATCACCTAGTTTAATAACATTATCAGTGTAATGTATATCATTAGTAGTAGTAAAGTCTAAGTTACCAGTAAGATCAACTTCTCCTGCAGTAACTCCATCTAAATTAAAATCCCAAGATGCATTATTACATGCACTGAAATCACCACCAGTGAAAGTTATGTTATCAGATGTAGTATCAATCTTGATATCAGCACCTGGTATAGTTGTAGGGAACTGTAATATATCTGCTGGAACCTTATACCCACCAGTGTTTAAATCTATATCAGACTCTAGGTTAAACTTATAACCATCAACTGTATTAACACCACCATCAGGATCTGATATTGTAAAGTTGTGCTCTGCATTCTTTCTATAGTGCTCAGTTACATTATCCACACCACGAATAGGTGTAGTAACTAGCAACTCTTTAATATTATTAAGTGTATCAACAAGCAGTGTAAGGTTCTCTTCATGCTTATTCTCTAACGAAGCAGTCAGAGCATGTCTAACCTCTGCTTCAGCAGCTTCTAGGTGCTGACGAATCTTTGAACAGGACATAGTATAGTATCTTGGTTATGGTATCTATTATAGCACAGAATTATTTGTCTTGCAACGCTTCATCTTTTGAAGCTATTTCCTTTGCTTTCTTATTGCTGTAGTATGCGATAGCAAGCACAGATAGGTACATGAGTGTATCATCTAGCATCACAAGGAAGAAGATAATAGACCCACCTATCCTAATCCAATCAGGTATAACATGCGAGAATCCTTCTCCAAACTTACGAAAGAGTCTTTCAAACCTAAAGTACAGAAGGATGAAAGCAGTGACTACAAACTCACTGTATGGTACAACAAAGTATAAAGAAAGAAAGATAAAGAGAGGCCAATAATGCCTCTCAGGTATCTTATTAACTAATGTTAGGTACTTCCGTATCAGTTTTTTCATCTAAGATCTCAGGATATATTCTCTTATCATCAGACTCATAAGGTGGTTGGATTGCAACCACAAATGTACTAAAGTCTGGTGGGTCTGTGCCCTTAATAGCAGCAGTACCAGTAGCCACCAAACCCACAGAGAGTGTTGAGGCAATCATTGTTGCTTCAGCCAACTCTAAAAGCTTGTAAATGAACACGGGTCTGTATAATAAAGGAGTGTTGAGAGAGTGGGGCATCATGACGGGTTTCACCCGAATGCCCAAATTTACCCTATGGGAATCGCTTACACCTGAACCCCCAGAACTGGGGCATAGGAACCACATATCCCTCAACAAATATAGTATAACACATAGATGGGCACTGTGTCCATCCATGTGCCACTTCAATAATCGTCCTCTTGCATCTCAATAAACTCTTTGTTCTGCCTACAGATACCATGTACATCAATCTCTTGATGTAAGTGAGCAGAGGTGTGAAGACCCTCTATCAGTAATAGTACTGCTAGTAGCATCACTGGGGTGAACCATAGCGGATTACCTATAACTTCACCTGCTGTTTCTTTTCTCATTCTGCGTAAGGGAAAAAGAACTCATCCATCATACGATTAGCATTCTCTTTACCAAAATGACCACTAAGGTATCCTAATATAGGATCTAATCTCTTCATGTATGAATCAAAATCTTTATACTGTGTGGTGTCCTCACCAGTGGGTTGTGCCTTGTCTATCATCTCTCTATAGAGGGTCAGATAGTACCTGAATGTTGGTAAATATGTATCAACCTCATCCATGTTACAATATCGCACAAAAATATTCTCCGAGAAGTGGTTACCCATCTCGAAGAATCTATAAGTCTTATCTGCTTTAGGTAGAGGGTGTACGTTTAGTACATAGTTCTCTACTGGATGTTGAAAATCGAATACTATGATAACTTTCTTGTGAAAGAACCCCATGAGATCCATCCCAAAACAAGGAAGGTTATGTCCTGTCTTAGGATACATTACATTGTTATAGATATCAGTCTTATCACTCCTAATATCCACCTGTCTAGACTTAATAAAATGTGGTGCAGTATAATTATCTGCCGTCATGTTCAGATCATCTTTATTGCACCAGTTACACCACCGAGATTCAAACTTGAACTCAGGGAATATATCATCCAGCGTTTTCTTGTAATTCTTCCACAGATTCATTATATTTATCCCAAGGATGTATGTACTGAGAGCTCCCAACAGCATCTTGAGGGACAGCAGCAACAGCACGACCACTAGGTAGTCTGATTAGAAACTGTTCTCCCTTTTCGATTTTTGTTAAGTACTCTTCGTATCCGTTTTCAAATTCTTCATGCGTAATTTCAATCATACCAAGCAACAAATTTCATTGTTTTTCATGTATGTGATAGAGTCTTTACATCCACCAAGATGTAATCTCTCTCCACTTGTGTCTAATTGTACTTGTGGGAAGGTAGCACCTTCTCCAAATGTCTCATAGAATTGTTTTGATGTAAAGTCAGTGTCTAACTCATACACAACATGTTCTAGGTCTGAAAGCTCACACACTGCTTTAAACTTTTCACAGTATGGACATCCAGGCTTGGAATATATGGTAAAGATCATTTTTGTTGGTCTTTATTACGGACTATTTAGTATAGCTTGACCTTCAATTGAAGCAGCATAGTCCTTATCAAAGATGTCCAACCCCTTATCCGTAAGGATATGATTGTACATTCCTTCAAAGACTTTCACTGGTATAGTACAGATATCAGCACCATATTCAAATGCTCTACCTACATCTCTCACACCTCTAATAGATGCGGCTAATATTTGTGTAGAATCCCATGATTGCTTCTCAAATACGTTAGCAATGTCCTTAATAAGACACAATCCACCGAATGAATTATCATCAACACGACCTACAAATGGTGAGACGTATGTTGCACCTGCTTTAGCAGCAAGAATTGCCTGTGATGGTGAGAATATAAGGGTAACATTGACTCTTATATTATTCTCAGAAAGTTCCTTGCAAGCAAGCAATCCATCAACTGTACATGGTACTTTAATAGTAGCACATTTAGGGAATTTCTTTGCTAGTCTCTTACCCTCAGAGATCATGTTCTCTTTGCTACCAATGACCTCCATACTGATGTCTGTAACACCAATCTCTTTGATCTCTTGATAGACTTCTTCGTGGTTTCTACCACTCTTTCTGATTAATGATGGGTTAGTAGTCAACCCATCAATCAAACCAGTCTTAAAATGTTTACGGACTTCATCCGTTATTGCTGTATCTAAAAATAATTTCATTGTAAGTTAATCTCTTTGTCTCCAGTCATCAGACCTCTCGTTATGGAACCATTCTACCACATCTTCGGGAGATCCGAAACCCCTTTTGTGACGAGTTGAATCGGGGTCACCTATGTTCAACTCATTAAGAAAAGAATCAGTAGGGTCAGTACTGATTCTTCTAGCAGTGTTTAACATACCTCTTGCTGCGGTATTTGCTTTTGCTAATTTCTCTGCCCAGATCATATCTTCTAGACTAACCTCAACTCCAGCACCTATGTCTTTACAAATTGCTGTTAGTCTCAAACGGTATTGTGTTGATAGCATATGTTCCTAATAACTATTGTTATTTAACGTGAACTACACCCTTCATACCAGCTCCTGCATGGGGATCACACTGAAAGTTATAATCTCCTGACTCAGGAAAGGTAATATCAAAGCTATCACCAACGGCAAATGCTAGATCTCCATGTGATAATTCTGGGTGGTCTTCTACCATCACATTATGGGGTGGTAATGCTCCATTAGTAAAGGTAATTGTTTCACCAGCATTAATTGTAATATCATTTGGTTCAAAGACTAAGTTGCCTCCCGAACCCATTTGTACTTCAACTGCCCATACAGGTAGGGCAAAGAAAAATGCTAAGATTGCTGTAAATAAGTACTTCATTCGTTTAAAGCTTCCATTCGTAGGAATTGTTCATTCAGATTATAGTACAATTTATAGTTAGTTGTGGTAACATAGTACCCAACTATGTCGTTTCCATCACAATGGTATCCATACCCTTTAAGGATCTCATTAACACCATCAATTCTAAAGGTTTTACCACCTTTTTCTAGATAGTTGTGGAACTTTTCATCAAGGTTAATCATGACTTAAATCCTCTGGGGTTCTGTTTCTTAGCAGCAGCTACTTTTCTTTGAAAACCTTCGTCTCTAAATTTATCCTCAGTGTATATTGAAGGATGATAAACTTTTTTAGGTCCATCCCCTTCTTCTGGTTCTGGGGGGTTTGCATATATATCAACTGGTATTAAATGGAAATTACCAGCAGCACCAATCCTTCTACCTTTAGTTGGTGGTACTTCATGATCTAGATGTCCAGGAAATACAACTAACATACCATTCTCAGGTTGTATAACCTCACCCTCAACAATTAAGGGTGCACATCCTTTTTCAACATCAACAAAATAAACAACTGAATAAAGAGAAGGAAAATGATTGTGATGTACAGCCTGATCACCATCTAAGTAGTCCATCACCCAAAAGTTAAAGGGCTCAACCTTAGCTTCCTTATCATTATAATAATGCTCACTAACATAATCACAAGCTGAAGTCATTATCTCTACTAGAGGATTAAATGCTTTTGTTATCTTGTGAGTGAACCAATGACTTCTCCATGCTCTAACATTACTCTCAACCCCTTGAGGATTTTGCTTTTTCAGGTTGAGTATATGCATCTTTACATGCTTATTGATTGTTTCATAATCATCAATTATAGTAGTAAAGATTGGAGTCTCCTTTTTTATAAATCGTGCGTCAATTTTAGGCATAATCTTTTCTGTAATAGCGTCCTAGAATATTACTGTTGTAATATGCTGGTGTTCCATCATCCAAGGTCTTTTGCAAGACATTATTAAGAAACAATTGTTTTGTTTCCTCATAATTTACCTCGCCTTTGGTGGGATGGGTTGATAAGATCTCTCGTTTGAATTCTGAGTTGCCAAGTAGTTTTCTATCTGCCTTAAGTTCATCAGAGCTTCCGTAGTATCTTTTCCAATCACTCTCAGACGTAACCCTTCTCTTACCACCTCTAGGTTTACGTTTTGACCAGAAGTATTTGCGTCCGATGTATTGCCTACCGTTCTGCAAATTAGTAATCCTGTAGACAAAACCGAACTGGTCGCCAATATGGTCAGTAATGAAAGGTTCACCCTCATATATCCAGGGGTTTTCGTAAACTCCCTCTTCAGCCATTTCATAATTTTTATCCATCTAGCCATATTTATCCTATTAATCTTTCCTCTGTGTGAGCACCACACTCGACTAGTGCAGCTTGTGCTATTTTTAAAGCGTCATCACTAACATCACAGACAGTACAATCTCTATCAAGATTGAATGCTGCTACAGCAGTGGTTCCAGACCCACAAAAGGGGTCAAAAACTGTCCCATCTTTAGGACATGATGACTTGATGATCCTCTCCAATAACTTGACTGGTTTCTGGGTAGGATACCTACGCTTATTCTTCTCTGATCTAGAGATGAAATGTATATCATCCCAGAAATTCTGGATAGGAGACCCCTTAGACTCAGATAGATATATCTTCTTATATGGTAGGTTGTTACCATAATGAATCAGACCTTGAGCATCAAGCTCTTTAGTCTTCTCGAAGTCAAATCTCCACCCATACTCAGGATCATACATCTTATACTGATACTTATGACCTGGTCTAGACTTCTCACCAGTCAGTTTACCTAGTGCATAGAAACCTTTCTCATCCTTATTCTTAAATGAGTTGGCTTCATAGGTAGGATCTAATGGTTGGTACTGAACATCAAAATATGGGTCACCTTTACGGAAAGTCATTATAGAATCAACGATGTTTCCCCATCCCTTCTTGATGTTATTCTTAGGACCTGACCTCTTCCATGAGATATTGGTGTAAAACTTACCTCTAATCTCTTTAGTGATCTCACCTAACACCAATGCATTACTATCAAAATTATTGTGGCAGTACAACCAACCATTTGGTTTCAATGCTTCAAAACAATCTTGTATTACAGTAGCATACCACTCAATATAGGCATCAGTTGACTCCCATTTATCATCAAAGGAGACCTTCTTGTTCTCTTCAAACATGAAGAACTCCCTATCGAGACCGAAGGGAGGATCGATGTATATTAAGTCGTATTTTTCGCCATAATTGTTGAGGTTTTCAACCCTCTCTTTTCTCAATTTGATCGTCATAATAATTTTCCCACGGATCGGGTATTAAATTCCTTGGTCTTTGTTCCTCTGGAAGAACTCCTTCAGGCTCGACTGGCAGTTGGGAGGTTCTGGGTCTTTGATACCTTTCTTCCTCTTCCAGTCGTTGTGCATCGCTTGCATCAACCAACTCTGAGATAGACTCTTCGGTCCATTCATCAGCAATTCTCTGTTGAGTTTGCCGTGAACTTTCATACCGAGGTACTCTTCTCTCCACGACTCGTCTCGTGGTTCTAGTTCGGTATCTTGGGTCATAATTTAAAACCAGCGAAAGTATCTTTCTTAACATCTTGTTTAATACTACCTATCATGTAGCTCTCAACCTCTGTTTCTTGTGGTGCTACTTGTAATCCTTTAGAGGATAACCAGTGTGCAGTCCAAGGTAGTGGATTATTGGCTAGCGGTGTATCGTATATAGGTTTCAATCCCATCGATTTTAACCTACGGTTAGCAGTCCATTCAACATACTTCTGTAATAATACATCATTAAGTCCAATTATGCTACCATCCTTAAACAAATACTCTGCCCACTCCTTTTCTTCTTGAACACACTCCCTAAACATTTGGTAAACATTCTCTTCTTCTTCCTTAGCAATCTCTACCATGTCTGGATCGTCACCTTCATTCCATTTGTTTAGTATATTGTTCGTGACTCCCATGTGTTGTGACTCATCACGAGCAATAAGGGAGATAATCTTTGCTGATCCTTCGAGTAACTTGAGCTCGCCAAAGGCAAAGCTGCAAGCGAAAGAGACATAAAAGCGAATACCTTCAAGAATGTATACATTAGCAACTGCTCTATAAAGTTTACGTTTAAGATCCTTCAGTGTCCATTCAGCATTAACATGATCTCTCCATCCATCTTTCCACAGATTACTTTGACCATATTCCTGTGCATAATTGATGAAATCATCATATGCTTTAGTAACTGACTGAGCACGTGCAAGTATCTTATCATCATCAAGAATAGTATCAAAGACCTCTGATGGATCAGGGTATACATTCTTAATGATATGAGTATAAGACCTACTATGAATCATCTCCATAGTCTGCCAAATATTCATACATCCTTCAAGCTCAGGTAGTGAACAGTAAGGAGCAAAAGCCATACCAGGAGCACGACCTTGTACAGAATCTAAGAGAATCTGGTACTTAAGATTGCTAGTAAAGATATGTTTCTGTGCTGCATTCAACGTCTGATAGTCTGCTCTGTCTTTCTGTAAAGATACCTCTTCAGGTCTCCAGAAAAATCCTAATTGTGTCTGTGTTAGCTTATCGAAGATAGGATATTTAAACTTATCATATCTTTGTACTCCTAAAGGAGGACCAAAGAACATCTGTCCTTTGGTAGTATCAACTTTCTTCGTATTGAAGACGGTCATACCACTGATTCCATCAGATTTTGCAGCTATCACAGTCTTCCTCCTCGGTAGCAAATATATCTTCTAGAAGATTTTGAACTGATTCTTTATTTGAATCTAGATCAACCTCATCTGTCTTACTATCATATGTATTCTGATAATAAGATGTCTTCCAACCATACTTGTAAGTGGTTAATAAATCTTGAGCCATCACTGAAGTAGGAACCTCATTGTTCTCAAATTGTTGTGGATTATAACTCCAGTTACCACTGATTGCTTGGTCAAAGAACTTCTGCATCACTGCTACTATATTAACATAACCAGCATTAGAAGGCATATCCCAAAGGAGCGTGTAATTATTCTTAAGGGTGGCAATGTTAGGTACGATCTGTTTAAGTGGTCCCTTCTTAGACTTCTTCGTTGAGATATAATCTCTGGGTGGTTCAATACCATTTGTAGCATTAGAGACAACCGATGAGGACTCTGAAGGCATCTGTGCCGATAGAGTGCTATGTCTGAGTCCGTGAATTCTGATAGACTCTCTAAGTTCTTCCCAGTCATAGTTAAGTTTGTTGGGTACAATTTCATCTACATCTTTCTTGTAAGTATCAATGGGTAAGAATCCATCGAAGTACTTTGTTTGACTGAATCCATCACAAGATCCTTTCTCTTCAGCAATCTTATTAGATGCTTTGAGTAGATTGTATTGGAATGCTTCAGTCAAGTCATGAACTAACTTCCATGCTTCTGGATCTTCATACTTAACACCATTCTTAGCAAGATAATGTGCTAAACCAATGTATCCTATACCAAGAGAACGTCTAGCAAGGGTGCTTTTACGTGCTGCTTCTACTGGATACTTCTGATAATCAATCAACTCTTCTAGAGCTCGTACAGATA